GTCGAAGTGCGCCCGGCAATGACGCAGGTGGATGACCTGCTGGCCGAGATCAAGAAGCGCCTGGAAGTGAACGAGCGTGTGCTGGTCACCGTGCTGACCAAGCGCATGGCCGAGGACCTCACCGATTACCTCGCCGACAATGGCATCCGTGTGCGCTACCTGCACTCGGACATCGACACGGTGGAACGGGTGGAGATCATCCGCGACCTGCGGCTGGGCGAATTCGACGTCCTGGTCGGCATCAACCTGCTGCGCGAGGGCCTGGATATTCCCGAGGTGTCGCTGGTGACGATCCTGGATGCGGACAAGGAAGGCTTCCTGCGCTCGGAGCGGTCATTGATCCAGACCATCGGCCGCGCCGCACGTCACTTGCACGGCACCGCAATCTTGTACGCCGACCGCATGACCGATTCGATGAAAGCCGCGATCGGCGAGACCGAGCGTCGCCGGCAGAAGCAGATCGCCTTCAACGAGGCGAACGGGATTGTGCCCAAATCGGTGACAAAGCGGATCAAGGACATCATCGACGGGGTCTATGATTCGGATGGTGCCAAGCGCGACGCTGCACGGGTGGCGGAGAAGGATGCCGACTACGCGGTGATGGACGAGAAGGCGCTGGCGCGGGCGATCAAGCGTCTGGAAAAAGAGATGCAGGAACACGCCCGCAACCTGGAGTTCGAGAAGGCCGCTGCAGCGCGCGACGAGCTGTTCAAGCTTCGTCAGCGCGCGTTTGGCGCAGACCAGCAGGGCAGTGTTTGAGGTGAAAGGGGAGAGGGAAAATGACGAAAGTTCTGTTCGTGTGCACAGGCAACAGCCTATAAGTCATTTGTAATCATAGGTTTGTTGTTGTTTCGTTACCGTTGCCGTTATCGTTATCGGCATACAAAGGGCTTGCCCCAAGTTGGGTAACTTGCCCCAGATGAACAAAGCCCCCGCAAGCATCACGCAGGCGAGGGCCTTGTGCCGACCACGCGCCCGGATGAAGCTCAGGAGTCGTGGCGCTGTCGGCGGTCGCGGTTTTTCCAATGACACGGCACTCACGACTTATCCGTGTCCGGGCTTTCCTTCTCAGGCCCTCCCGGCAAGGGGACTGCGTTAAACGAAGAACACGCCGGCCTCCTCGCGTTCGATCAGTTCGCCCGTCCGGGCTGCGAGTCCGAAGGCCATCGCCATTGCTTGCAAGGGGTCGATGCGGCCTGTAGCGCGAGACTTGTCCAGCTTGCGACTACCTGCCGGGTCTCGGGTCGTGGTGGCGTTGGCTGCGGCCATCGACAGGACAGGATGCCCACCGTGGGCAATGCGCCCGTTCAGCAGCTCGGCTTCGAGCGTGTCCAGTGCGGGCGACATGTCCTTGAAGCCCTGGCCCCACTCGGTCAGGGGAAGGTCGAGGCCGATCTTCTGGAACTCGTGACGCATGAGGTCAATCCTCCAGCGGTCGTAAGCGATGCCTGCCACCTCCAGGCCGGCAGTAATCCGGGCGATGTCAGCCGCAACAAATCCATAATCCACCGTGGCCCCCGGAGTGGTCTTCAGGAAGCCTTCACGCTCCCAGACGGTGTAGGGCGCTCGGTCCTTGCGTTCGCGGTCGAGAAGGCCCTTCTCGGGCGTCCAGACGTGCGTTTGAACGTGCCAGATACCGTTGATGCGCCCGATCAGCACGAAGGCTGTAAGGTCCGTCCTGGCCGACAGGTCGAGGCCCCCGAACACCGGCCCCTCGAACGGCAGCACCGGCCCCGCGCAGGACCGCCACACGTCAGGCGATACGAAGGGCGCGTCGGTGCTTACACGCTGGTTCAGCAGCAGGTTCCGTGCGCTGTTCTCCATCGAGGGCATCCGCTTGGCCTGCGTCATCTGCTCCCTCAGATCGTCTTCACTGCGGAACAGGCCCAGGGCGGGGTTAGCGGCCCTCCAGGCGGATTCGTCCAGCAGGTCGGCCCCTTCGGGGGCGGCATAGACGTGTGACACGATGCGCGGGTCGTTGCTGCGCTCGGCGTCATCCAGCCAGATCGACAGCAGGTCGGCATCCGTCGCGGCCTGCGTCGAAATGACGATCAGCAGCGGGTCAGCATGTGCGCCCTGTGCCGTGGTGATCGCGTCGATAAAGTCCGACTGCGGCCCGCGCACCTGTCCGACTTCATCGAGGATCGCCAGCACCGGGGAGAGGCCGTGGGCGGTCTTGCCGTCAGCCGCAAGGGCCTTGTACTCGGTGTTCAGCGGTAGCCCGATCAGGCGCTTGCCAGAGGGGATGATCCGCACCAGCTTGGATAGCTTCGGGCTGAGTTGAACCATCTTTGCCGCGAGGTTGAACACCAGGGCGGCTTGATCGCGGGATAGCGCCCCGGACACGATCTGAGCGTTCAGCTTCGCTTCGGGTCCGACAAGGTGCGCCAGCAGTAGCGCAGCAATCGCGCCGCTCTTGCCGTTCTTGCGGCCCACTGAGAGGTAAGCCCGCCGGGTGCCTGCCGGGTTGTCATACACATCGCGGATGAATTGCTTCTGGAACTCGGCCAGCACCATAGGCTTGCCAGCGTGCGCCCCGTCCGGGGTGACGCAGTAGGTTTCCACGAAGCGAATCACACGCTCGGCGCGGGTCATTTGATTAACCGGATGCCCGGAATCAAATCATCGTCTTCGGCGTCCTGGCGTGCCTCACGTTCGAGGGTGGCCCCCTTGGCAATGTCGGCAGAGCGGCCCACCGTTGCCATCGTGTTCACCGCAATCGCTCGGCTCAGTGCCATCGCTCGGCGGGTGGCCTTCTCCAGTAGTTCGCAGGCCGGGTGCGGCTTGCCGTCGAGGATTAGCCCGTCGCTATCGACCAGGGCTTGCAAGGTCTCAATGTCCGCTTGCGTCCTGGCGAGGCTTGCCGCCATCACGAGGTCAGAGGTCGTCCAGGTGTCTCGCGGGCGTGCCGTCACGATGCCATCCCAGAATGCGCGATCCTGCGGGCGTAGCGTCACATGGGCGGGCGGTTCGAGCGGCCCCATCGCCGCAGCCTGTACCGCAGCCACGGCAGCAGCGGCAGAATCAGCGCGTTTGCGCTTGGCGGTCAGCTTCATGATTGCCTCATTTTTAGGCAGTGAGCATTAAAAGACGAGGAACCGGGCGGTTCGTGGCTATCGGTTGCCCGCGATTTTTGCGACGCAGCAATCCACGCATCGAGCAAGGGATTCCACGTCCAGCGCGGCGGCGGTGTCAGCAGTGCGGGTGTCATCGTCCGTTGTTCCATGGGTGAAGTGGGTCGAGCGGCATCCCGTTGATGTCGCATCCGTAGGTCACACGCTTGCCCATGTCCGCCTGCGTCTTGCGCGAGTGGCATTCATGGCACAGGGAGACCAGGTTCTCCGGGTCGTTGTTGCTCGGGTCGTTGTCGTGGTGATCCACGTCCGTCGCCGTGGTCAGCCGGCCCCGTCGGTAGCAGTCCCGGCAGAGCGGCTCACGCTCCAGCACAGCCGCACGCAGGCGCCGCCACTTCACACCGTTCAGGCTGAGTGTTCGCCCGGTCTCGGCCTGGCGTTGCTTCAGCGTCTTCATGCCAGCTCCCGGCAGAGGAATTGCATGTAGCGGTGCTGGTTGCGCAGGTCGATCACAGCGACGATTTGCAGGGTTCGCCCGCCATCGAGCACGACACGGCAGGTGGCGTCGATGCCGGCCATGTACCGCACCGTCAGGCGATACGTGGTCTCGCTCTGTGCTGCCTGTGCTGCGAATAGCTCGCGGCCCGTCAGGGGTTCGACGCTGGCCCAGGTCGAGGCCACGAGGCTCCATCCTTCGATGGGCTGGCCCCAGGCGTCCTCGCCCGTCTGGGGGCGCTCCACGGTGATCCGGGTGTCGAGGCGGGCGGCGTACATATCACAGCACCTTCGAGTAAGGGCGCAGCAGGGAACAGGCGGCCTTGCGGTAGCCCTCACGCTTGGCGGGATCGCCGTCGAAGTCCGCCTGTACCAGCAGGAAAGCCCCTTGAACCACGTCCTCGGGAAGATCCACCTCCACCGCAGGCCCCGGCACAGCGGGGAGTCGGGCGTCATCCATCCATGCGAGGGCTTCACGCAGGGCGGAACCCATGAGGCGCGTCAGCAGGGCGTCGTCGTCGTCATGGGTCACGCGCAGAAAGGCTTTGAGGTCGGCAAGGGACGGACTCATTGCTCGGCCCCCTTCGGCGGTGTGGGTGTGGGGAATCGGCGCGGCAGCTTGGGCAGGTTCTCCAGGTCGCGGACTTCATCGACCGTCATCCATCCGTTGCTGATGGCCGACTCGTAGAAGCTCGCCCGCGTCGTGCTGTCACCGCGCAGCAGTCCTTCCACACCGTGTTCAGCAAACAGGGTGCGGCGTCCGGCCTCGGTCAGCAGTTGCCGGCTGATGGCTTGCTCCCAGGCCAGCAGGTGCCGACGCAGGGACAAGGTGACGAACTGGCGGAACAGTTCGCTCGTGTTCGAGTAGTTGCCGTGTCGCAGGTCGCCCACGATGGTCGGCGGAACCCGGAACAGTCGGCAGCATTCCTCTACGCTGAACTGTCGGGCTGCGATCCATTCGGCGTCTTCGAGCGTCATCGAGACCGGCGCATAGTCCAGGCCGTCATCGAGTACCGGAGTCCCGCCGGCCTTGTAGGTCGCCCAGGCTTCCTTGATGGCGAGGCGTTGTTGCGTGTTCAGGCGTCCGGGTGCCTTCAGCACGCCCAGCAGCTTCGAGCCGTTGTTGAACGTGTCCAGGCCGTGTTCGGCTTCCGCGTTCGCCAGTTCGAGGACTTGCCGCGCTCGGGCAATCGGGCTGATGCCGGTCACGCCATCGTCGGAGCGGTGCCGTAGATGGAACACTTCGTCCATCGTCAGGCGCTGAACCTTGCCGGCGCTGTCCGTCACCTCGTAACCGATGCGCCCGTTCTCCAGTTCGAGGATGCGGACACGATCCGGGTGAAGCGGGAGAAGTTGCCGCACCTGGCCGTCGTTGCCTCTGATGATCCGGGCGTAGGCGTTGCCACGCAGCAGCATGTGGGCGGTCATCTGCTCGCGGAATTCGAGGGCGCTTTGCCGGTCGTTGGGCTGATCGTGCAGAACGCGGTAGAGCGGATGATCCGGCGCTTTCTCGCGGCCTGTGTCCGTCCGTCGATAGACGGCAAGGGGCAGGCTTGCGATGGTCTCGGAAACGGCGCTCACGCACGCATAGACGGCGCTGATGCCCTCGGCGGTCGAAGGCGTCACGCTACCGTTGCGCAGGTTGGCAAAGTCCGTCCAGTAGGTATCGAAGGTGTCGGCGCGGCGTTCGAGGCCGACCAGGGACAGGGCGCGGTCGAGTAGCTTCATCGGCAGGTATCCAGCCACATGCCGCGCACGTCGCCCGAGTCCCAGAACGAGAGTTCAGCGGGTTTGTTGCGCAGCGAGATTTCCGTTTGTTGGTACGCGGGGAACGCTTGAATCACGCTCACTTCCCGAAGATCCACTTGGCGTAGCTCGCGGGTGTTGCCGGTCCAGGCTTCGTCTTCAGCGATGAATCCGAAGGACATGCCGCCCAGGTCGCCACGCTCGGCCAGTGCCACCAGATCGCGGCCCGCTTGGGTGTCGGGCAACTCCAGGTCGAAGCGCAGGCCCTTAGCGTCCTCGGTCAGCTTCAGCGTGCCCGATGCCGTGCGGCCCAGCAGCACGTCGGCGCGGTGATCCAGCAGCGCGAGGATGTCGCGGCCAGAGGCGAGGGATTTGGAGAAGGCCCCCGGAGCAATGCGCTCGGTGAATGAACCCATGCGGGTCTCGGTGCCGAATACAGCCGCGTAGCCTGTCAGGGTGCGGCCAGAGGCCCGAAGGCCCCCGGCTGCGCCCCGGCGTTCAATGTCCGGGGTCTTCATGGTCACAGGCCCAGGTCGTCAGCCAGTACGAAGGCTTTGGGGTTCCGGCACACCATGTCCATCGTCGCCAGAATCCGAAGCTGTACCGCGCCGGCCTCGTAGTAGCCCGCGGCGTAGGGGTTGGCGAGGATTTCCGCGCTGCCCCATTCGCCTACGATCAACTGCGAGAAGTCGCCCACCAGCACGCGGCCCGTGTTCGGGGTGCCGGTCTTGGCGTCGAGTTGGTTGGTGACGGAAACCGGCAGGCCAGCCATGCGGCCATCCTGCAACAGGTAGTCACTGCCGGAACTCGCGGCCTTGAGCGTCGAACCCAGCTTCGTCGCAGCCTTGTGGTGCGTGACGATGTGGTTGGCGGTGACGTTCTCGAGGCCCAGCTTCTCCAGCATCGCCATCACAGCGGCCCAGCTCAGGGTTGCCAGCGAGGCGGTTTGAATGCCGGTCACATTCAGGATGCCCACCGGCTGATCGTTGGCGGCAGCACCGTGCAACATCGCCTTATCAACGGCGAGGCCGATCACATTCACGAAGTCATCGCGCAGCAGACCTTCGATGCTCGGGTTGGCCTGTTGCAGTAGCTGGCGGCTGATGCTCGCCAGTGCGCCGACGTGCTTGGGCTGCAACTTGATGTTGTCGAACGTCGGGTTCGATTCGGTCAGTGCGTCGCCTTCCGCGATCCAATACGCGGACGAAGCGCCGGTTTGTTTCGGCAGGATCGTGTCTCCACGCAGGCCGGTCAAAATTCGCGCGCCCAGGCTGCGCATCACCATGGAGTTGCGGAACAGGCCGATGAACTGCTCGGCGCGGTAGTCGTCCGGGGTGATCTTGGCAGCGCCGGTCGTGTCCATCGTGGCGCGCTTCTCGAACACGCTGTTCGGCACCAGCACGCCACCATGACGGGCGGTGATGCCCTGGCGCTTCTGTTCGGCGTTGTACTCGGCCAGCGCGCCAGTGACGGCGCGTTGTTCGACCTGTGCCAGCACTGCGTCAGTGACGCTGATGCGCTTCTCCAGATCGGCAGCGTGCTTGTCAGCCGGCGCGCCCATCGAGCGGCGCTCGGCTTCTTCGAGGAAGGCGGCGCGTTGTTCGTCGGCTTCGAGCGCGACGACTTCGGCCTTCAGGGCGTCGAAGCGGGTTTTCTTCTCGGCGGTCATCTCGCCTTCGGTGAGGCTGCGCATCTCGGCAATCTTGCCGGCGCGCTGCTCGCGGATTTCGTGCAATCGCATTTTGGTGTGGTCCTCATGAGGTGTATGCATATACAGCACCTCAATACTAGCACAACAAATGCAACAGAGTTGCAACTGCAATTGCGATTGTGATAGGCGAAAAAGAGCCCACCGCAGGGGTGGGCTGTTCTTTCAAAGGCCGATTGCGTCAATTGCTCGTGGATATTGCTCCATGACTTCGGCGCGGGTGATGCCTTGAGGGCAGATAAACGCTATCTCTCTGTCCGGCAGAATCACACGCCACGATCTACGAGGAAGGATCGGCAGGACTTCGGCCTTGTGCGCACGGAGCAAATCGCGGCGATGGTCCGTCAGCAGGTGGCGCGGGCCGACGAGGATATTCTGCTTTTCCGCAAGCAGCGTAAGCCCTTCGCATCGCAGCTGCAGGACCAATTCCGGCGCGCCCATTAGATTGCCTCCAGGCCGGCGCGAGCGGTCCAAGAGGGGGCGTCTCCATTCGTGCCAGCATCGCCCACGTCGTCAGCGTATGGCACGAATGGCACAGTTGGCACATATGGCACGATTGGAGGGTGGTTCGTGGCTCCATTTGTGCCATTCATGCCATTCGTGCCATTCATGCCATAGTTTTTAGGCTGGCATGATTGGGCGGATGTGATCGGCAGAGACCAGACAGAAGCCTTTTCTTTGCCGAACCCCTTGATCGTCACACGAACGCCCAAACGCTTCCTGGCGTTTTGAATTGTTCGCTCCGGGAACCCGCAGGCTTTCCCTGATTTGATGACCTCCGCTTTTGCAATCTCGCCTTCCTCTGCCAGAAGGTCGCGGAGCCATCTGTCGACCTCGTTGCCGTCCTCGTCCTCGTGGTCGCCTTCGGGCTGCAGTAGATCGCGCGCCGATCCTTCGAGGGCTTCACCCCACCAAACGCGCGACGCCCAGACGCCGGGGTGTGAGTCGAGTTCGCATTGCTCTACCGAGTAAGCAAATCCACCGTCGTCGCGCCCGATGTTGGACTTGCTGCGGGCGAGTACGCGCCTCCCTGGCTGGCCGTCTTGGTCGGGCAACTTGGCAGCGACCAGAACCAGACGGGCGAGGGCTGAAAAGGCCACGCTGCCGACTACACGTTCCGTTGGATCGTTGCCAGCGCCGCCTTTTGCAAAGTGGGTGATACCCAGAATGCAGGCCCCGGTTTCCGCGCCAAGCTCCACAAGCGGCTGCAGAGCGCGCCGGACTTCCGTGTTCTTGTGGCTGTCGCCTTGAACCGCCGAAACGATTGGATCAACGATTACCAGCTTCACGTCGCCAATCTGGCGTGCACGCTCCGTAAGGGCCTCCAGGTGAATCGCCGGGTCGAAGGTCTGATGGTCGTCTCCATCGGAAACGCTGCCGACGAAATAGACCTTGTTCATGTTGGCCCCTGATGCGATCAGGCGCGGCGCGAGCGTGTCCGAAGGATCGTCTTCACCAGACCAGATAAGTACGCTGCCGACCGATGCGCGGGTGCCGTCTGGCCAGCGACCGCCGACTGTCAGGGTTGCCCCGAGTGCGAGCGCAATGGTGGTCTTGGCGACTCCAGGCGGTCCGGCCAGCACTTGTAGCTTTCCGGCTGCGAGCCATCCATTCCAGAGCCATTCAATCGACTGCGGGACGATCTGCGAGCCTTGGATAAGATTGACCGTAGGGCCGAAGGTCGGCAGCGGCATAACCTTGCACGGGTAGTTCATAGCTCCACCTCCACGCCGCGAGACAGAGACTTGATGAACCAGGGTTGCCCCAATTCAATATCCAGCACCGTGAGGCACCGGGGATTGCATTGCAGGACTTCACGTGCGAGTGACCGAAGGCGCGTTTCGTCCGACTGCGACCGCCACCAACAAATCACGGTGTCGAGGTCGCGCACAAATGCAAAGTCGAACACCGACGGCTGCGAGTCCGGCGGAATCACGCACTGCGGCCACGCTACCGACGTTGGGTGATCCTTTGGAAGCCATTGATCGAGCCGAATAAGAACCGTCTTCTCTGCTGGCGCGAGACCTTGCCTGCGCATCTCTGCCAGCGGCTTTGCATATGCAGGAAGACGACGAGTTCCGGTAGAATTCCGGGCGTGAATACCTTTTGCCCTGGCTGCGGTCAGGGCTTTTTCTTGTCTGAACATCGCGGCCCCCTTAAGCAGCGCGCTTGTTATTGCGGCGCGGGAAGTAGGGACGTGACTCTGCAACCTTGTCGATCCAAGCGATTGCGTCTTTCGTGCGGATGTACCGACGGCGGCCGATTAGGAAGAACTTGGGCGCGTCAGGCCCGCGTGCGAGTTCTTCGGCGGTGCTCTCGGGAATGCCAAGTAGGTCTTGCCAGAACTCCGGCCAGAACAGCGCCGGTTTCGCCATAAGTTGAGCGGGCAGGGGAGCGGCGGTTGGGGTGTTTTCGTGTTTCATGTCGGTGATCCTTTTCAGGTGCGCCGACAAGTGGCCTACATGTCGGCGTGGAAAGTGATGCGCGCGACATGAATGTATTTAACTGGCCCTTACTTAGTGAGGTACAGATAAAACCATTGTCATTTTCTAGGGTTGATAATGCGGCTCAGTCGATCCGGCCCGAAGTCGCATTTCTCCACTATGTCCATGATGACGGCTTCGCTTGGCTTTTCTTCCATGAGGATTCGCCCGTTGTAGGGAATGCCCATTTCCTTCGCCATCTGAGCCATTTCTAGATTCTGCTCGTAGCCATCCCGGAATACGTGCTGAATCCATGCTCGCTTCGCAGCGGCCGCGACTCGCTCGCTCTTGCAGGGGCGCGTCGGACTCACAAGCGCAATCGTCCTGAAGAACGCCTGTATCGGCTCGGGGAAGTCCGGGAATAGTGCAGGCCCACCTTCTGCGCGCTCGAACTCGCGCTCCCATTCGTTCAGCTTGTACGCAAGGCCCATAGGGCGGGGCGGCTCGGTTTCGCTGCCTATCGCCGCATCAACAAGCCGTTGCCAATCGTCGTCGGTCATTTGTCGTCCCCTTCTGCTGTGATGCGCTTTACTTCATCGGCCCAGGCTTTCGTCGCCTCGATCCGTTCGGATTCGTAGTCGTGCCGGTTGTAGGTCGCCAGCACGCCACCCAAGGTGTGATTAAGCAGCTTCTCGACGACGTGCGGCGCAACTCCCAGGCTTGCTACGCGGGTAGCGAATGTTCTTCTCAAGTCATGGGGAGTCCATCCGGTTTCGTTGCGCTTCAGGCGCGCTTGCACTGCGGTGTTGCTGCGCTGCTCGAACAGGAACCCACGGTCTGAGGTGATCTGCTGGCGGGCAATGTCGGAGACGAAAACCCAATGCGGCCGGCGCGATTTGTTCTCAGGGATGCGGAGCACGTTGTTGTCGAGGTGATCGTGCAGCGCGTGCTGTGCTTCGCTGATGCGTAGTCCAGTAAGCAGCAGGAACCGCAGGAGGGGTCCATGAGCGTGCGTATCGGCCCATAGCGACCTGATTTCATCGTCAGACAGCACTCGGTCACGGCTCTTTTCTTCGCCTCCTACAGCGCGGTTCGTCGTGCGCTCCAGCGGGTTGCGCTCGATATATCCACGCTCCACCGCATAGTCGAGCGCGAGGCGCCAATTCGACAGGCAGCGATTCGCAGCGACGGGTGATGCCTCCGCATACTCCGTCAGCAGTCCTACCAGCCGCGCCGCCGTCAGGGACGATAGTCGGTCGTTGCCGGCCCATCGCTTGCCCTTGCCAACATAGACGACGATGTTCTTTACTGCCTTGTAGCGGGGCAGGATGCGACGCTCGAACCATTCGTCCAGCAATGCGCCGAAGGTGACAGACTCGGGCAGGTTCTTGCCGGACAGTGATGATGCCTTCGCTCGTGCTTCGGCCAGAGACACAGCAGGCCAGTCGCCAAGGTTGCGCGTTTTCCACGATCCGCCGACGCGGGTACGGAATAGCCAAGTCTTGCGCCCGCTTGGGTAACATCTCAGGTACAGGCCACGGTCGTCACCGATCAGCTTTTCGCGTTCGGGTGGCGCCATGCGCTTGATAGTGGTCTCGGTTAGTGGCAT